ATGAAAAATCATACAAGTCATTTAATCTTAATTGATATCTGACATCAAATAAATTTAATGCCGCTTTGTCTGTAAAAGGAAATACTTGTAATACTGACATTACATTTGAAGGCATAGGTATATAATTCTTACCTTCTTTAAAGACTGCTGTTACTGTGGAATCTGCCGTATCTGTGACTGTAGATAATGTTTCATTTGCTCTTGCTCTATCAATATCATCTTGTGTAACTTGATATTTTAAATACATTCTTTCAGAACCGTCATAATGATACTGAGCAAAGTATTGTACTGCTTCGTCTATTCTATCTTCTACTTGGTCGTCTTCTACGTTGATTTCAATAACAGGTTTACCTAATGCTCTTAGGCAGTATTGTTTGAGTGTTTCTCTACTAGTTATTGGGTTATTTTGTGCCATAATACTACTATTTATGCATTATATATACCTATATGATATTGGAAAATTATTATTACTATTTCACTAGTGTTATACCTGAAATTGTATGTGATGATATAATAAAGACTGCCCAACAGCACCAGGAACGTCTAGGTGTGACAGGAAACTTGTCTGAGGATGATATAAAGAATAATCCTCAAGCAGCTCAGAAAAATCTATCTCATAGAGACAGTTATATCACTTGGATAAATGATGAGTGGATATATAACGAAATACACCCTTGGTTACATCAGGCAAACAAAAGCGCTGGTTGGAACTTTGATTGGGATTTTTCAGAAGCATGTCAATTTACAAAATACAAACTTAATCAATATTATCATTGGCATGAAGACCAAGAACCAAAACCTAATAAACAAGGTAGCATAAGAAAACTATCTTGTACGGTACAGTTATGTCACCCACACGAATATGAAGGTGGAGATTTACAATTTGTAACACCACATGGTGAGTTTACTGCAAATGAAATAAAACCAAAAGGGTCTATTTGTATCTTTCCGTCTTTTGTAAGACATAGAGTTACACCTGTTACATCAGGTATTCGTCAAAGTCTAGTAATATGGAGTTTAGGACAACCTTACAGATGATATTTTACGGCAAAATAAAAGAACATAAACAAATTAGAAACAATATATTAGAACTAGTAGATACAGCAGAAGCACAATCTATTAAACAATCTAATGATTATTATAATGATGATATTACAAGGTCAGATTGGGCAAATTCTGGTGATTATGAAAGACCGTGGGTAAAAAAATTACTACCTTATTTTATGCCAGAAATGTTAAAGATGACAAACTTAGCAGGTTATAAAGACTTTGAATTATTTGAGATATGGTTTCAACAATACGCTAAAAACTCTACACATGGTTGGCATATACATGGTCGTAGTTACACAGGTGTTTACTATGTACAGTTTGACGGTACTGCAAAAACGCAAGTATGGAATAATGAGATAATGAATTTAAACTGTGAAGAAGGAGACATAGTTATGTTTCCATCTTTTATGATACACAGAGCACCACCTGTACAAAATGATGAAACAAAAACAATAGTATCATTTAATTTAGAATTTAAAGATATAGACGGTAGTAAACTAGAGGAGATTACACGTGCTTGAGATACAACCACTCTTTGCTAAACCACTTGCATATGCAAACATACATTTACATGAGAGTGATATACAAATTATTAAAGACTTAGAATATAAAAGTATTGACCCAGATGGTTTTCAATCTGTTGATGATATGATATGGGATAGATTACCAGATGTGACTAGAGATATAGAACGTCATGTAAAAGATTTTAATGATAATCTTATGCACTATCAAACACCTATCAAAATGACAAGAATGTGGGGTACAAAATTTATGCCAGGTCAACAAGGCGAAGTACATTATCATATGAATAGTACATATAGTTTTGTTCTTTACATAGACAAAGGTATGAGTTGTCAGTTTCAATCATTTGGACAAGAAGAATTATATAAACCTATCTATAATAAATATAATATATACAATATGAAAAGTTTTGATATGCCTGTTGAAAGAGGAACACTACTAATATTTAAGTCAAGTTTACCTCACAAGGTTATGAAAACAGATGTAGAAAGATATAGTGTATCAGGTAATTTTGTAGTAACAGATTTAGATGAGTATAAAATAGTATGACAACGTTTATAGGTGAATATCAAATACATGAAAGTATGTGTGACAAGTTGGTAGAACATTATCACAATTCAGATAAACAAGATGGTTACATAGGTTACAAACAAATAGATAAGAAGACTAAAGATAGTAAAGATGTTCATGTAAATTTTACTACTAGTACACTTATAAAAGAATATGTAAAAGAAGTAAAAGGTTATGCAAAAAAATATTGTGAAACCTATGTGTGGGCAAATCGTTACACACCAGAGTTTGATATTATAGAAAATTTTAATATACAGTATTACCCACCAGGTGGTGGTTTTAAGAACTGGCACTTTGAACAAAATTTTATACCAGATGTATCTGGTGCTGACTACTCTATGAAAAGACACTTAGTCTTTATGACTTATTTAAATGATGTAACAGATGAAGGCGAAACGGAGTTTTTCTATCAAAGAAGGTTTATACAACCAAGAAAAGGATTAACAGTAATTTGGCCAGCAGGGTGGATGCATACTCATAGGGGTATACCATCACCAACACAAGAAAAATATATTATAACAGGTTGGATATCTTATGTTTAAAACAGACCACTATCAAGTAATTAAAAATTTAATTAGTCCAGACATGGCAAATTTATGTTATCGTTATCTTTTAAATAAGAAACGTGTATTTCAATTCTTACATGAAAACAAACTTATATCTCCTTTCAATGACCATTGGGGTATGTTAGCAGACCCACAAGTACCAAATGCATGGGCAAATTATGATGATGTATTAATGACTACTTTACTTGTAGAAACAAAAGCAAAATTAGAAAAAGAAATAGATATGAAACTTATTGAAACATATACATATACAAGACTATATGTTTATGGTAATGAATTACATAGACACAAAGATAGACCATCATGTGCTGTTTCTGCCACAATGAACTTAGGTGGTGACAACTGGCCAATTTATGTTGATAATACAGGTGGTCAAAACAATCCTGGTATCAGAATAGATTTAGAACCAGGTGATTGTTTGATGTATAGAGGAACAGAATTAGAACATTGGAGAGAAAAGTTTTATGGCGAAAGTTGTGGTCAAGTATTCTTACATTATAATGACGCTAATGACCCACAATCAAAAGACAACGAGTTTGACGGCAGACCTATATTAGGATTACCTAATTCAGCAAGACCGTATATAAAAGGAAAAAATGAAAATAGCAGGTAGAGATATAATACACTTTGAATTTCCAATCTATGTTCAAAAAGTAGAAGAACATTATTTACAAAAAGATGACTTTTTAAAGTTAATGAAAGAAGAAAAACCGTGGTGGGAAATTTTCGTACTTACACATGATAAGTACACAAAAAACGTAATGAATTATTTTGAAAGTAAATGGACTAATTATGTTAAATTTTGGACAGATGATTATAAATTAGGTAAATCAGAAATACGTCATTCACATTATACATTCTTATATTTTTGGCATGACAATAAACTTACACTTACATTAAATGGTAAAGAAAAAATTATTGATGTAGTTGAAGGATCACTTATTAGTTTTCCGTCTTTAATGAGATATTCTATTAAAAATGATAAAGTTACAGGATATGATGTAACTTTTAATAATTAAGACCAACTCTTATTAGTTGCGTCCCAAACTCTTACTTGTGTTAAATCAGATGATGGATCAGAAACATTTTCATAAGCATGAACTTCACTCATATTACTTCTTGTTGCATTAATACCTGTAGTCTTTATTCTCCAGTATGGATTTTCATCACCGTCAATTTTAGTAGCAGTATATCTTGTATTTGCTTGGTCCCATTTAATACGATATTCGTATGTTTCACCACCCTCAGCATAATCTAATACTGTAGGTAATGGAACTGGTGGATAATATGCACCATCAGTTGTATTTAATACCCAATTTGCATGTATTTTAAATCCTGTAAAGTATCCTTCACCACTATCATCAATAAAGTAACCGCCTACAGCAGCAAATCTTTTTCTAAATGCATGACTGTTAGAAGTTTGTTTCCATGAAACACCTGGATAAGAACCATCAATATATGCAATGCCTGGATCTTCATCTATATTATTAGCACACCAAGTTTCGCCATCAACTGCCATATCAGCAGATACGTTACTGTCATCTACAGTAACAACTCTTAATACTTTACTATCTTTGTCTAACTCAGCGAAATGTGCCATTAAATATTCTCCTTAACCTGTGTATGTTCCTGGACTGTTAAAACTATGAACTCTATTAGATGAAACAATTGATTGTGTTCCACCTGAACCTTTTTGTGCTGTGCCTGGGTATACAACGACAACTCTACCTGAACCACCGTTACCTGCTTGTTGGTCCCAATGTGCTAACGCACCGCCGCCACCACCTCTATTTGTTGCTCCTTGTCCTGCGCTACCTTGACCAGGTGATTTACCATCACCACCGCCACCGTTACCACCAGGACCTCCGCCAGGACGCCAACCTCCGCCGCCTCCTGCGTATACAATACCATCACCA